AAACGGGAGAAGAAAAAACGAAGTACAGACCGAGACCGCCAATGGACAATCGCTTCCCGCCGCCGACCGACACCCTTCTCAATGCAGTCTGTCTGCTGATGCAGGCTGTTTGCGAGGCGGCGAAGCTCGCCGAGGAAAACAACGATCACGCGGGCCTTCGAGTCGCAAGGACCCAGTATAGATACCTGGACCAGGTTTGCGAAGCGATGCTGGAACGGCAGCGCGGCGCCACGGTGCATTGAATTTCCAAAGGAGTCCTTCGATGGACATGACGACACTCAATCTTTTCGTGCCCCTCACCAAAGTCGATGTCGAAAAGCGGCTGGTCTATGGCACGATTGCCGAAGAAATCGCGGATCGCTCCGGCGAGATCATGGACTATGCCAGCGCCAAGCCCGAATTCGCGAAATGGTCGTCCGACGTCGCCAAGGCGAGCGACGGCAGAAGCGTCGGCAATCTGCGGGCGATGCATGGCAGCATAGCTGCCGGCAAACTCGAATCCATCGCCTTCGACGACGACGCACGGCGCATCGAGGCCTGCGGCAAGGTGATCGACGACGGGGAATGGAACAAGGTTCTCGAAGGCGTCTACACGGGCTTCTCTGTCGGCGGGAAATATCTGAAGCGCTGGCGCGACGCCGAAGCGCCCCATCTCACGCGCTACACGCCGCAGCCGGCCGAAGTGAGCCTGGTCGACAATCCTTGCATCCCGACCGCGACTTTCGAGGTTGTGAAAGCGGATGGCTCGACGGAGCTCCGCAAATTCCGCACGCCGACCAATGTGGTCCCCGATGTGGAGCAGGGCTGGCGCGCGAAAGACGGTTCGTTCCATGCGACCAAGGCCGCGGCGCTGAAGCACAACTCCGGAGGTAGCGTTGCGATCGATCTGTCCAAGATCGGCGCCCGCAATTCCGCGGCAGATATGGAGCTGATCCAGAAGCTGCATGATTTGGCGTGCGCGCTCGGCGCGAAATGCGCAGCCGCCCCGGTGGACACCGACATGGACGCCAACAAGTTCGCGTCCGGCGCACTGGAAAAATTCGCCGCCGAAAACGCCGCGTTGCGCAAGGCGCTGGGCGATATGGCGCCGAAGATCGACTCCATGCTGGCCCGCATTGCCGAGCAGAGTGCCCGCATCGCAGCGCTCGAGGCGCAGCCTGCGTCCGGCGGCCCGGTCGTCAACGGTACGCGGCTGGTGTCGAAAGGCCGCGAAACAATCGACGACCCTGCACGCGCGTTCGAAGACCATCTCGCGAAACTGTCGCCCGACGAGCGCACGCTCGTGCTGATGAAAATGTCCCTCGCGCAACCGCTGGCGGCGGCACCCGCGCCACTGGGGAAGCGGGTGTAACTCTCGCATTTTTCCTCCCCCGCTTGCGGGGGAGGTGGATCGCGCGCAACGCGCGCGAGACGGAGGGGGACTTCGCGGAAGTGCCCCCATCGGCCCACTTCGCGGGCCACTTCCCCCGTAAACGGGGGAAGAAAACACCAACTCGCAACCGATCGACCGGGTCGCACCGGGAGATTGCGCGCACGCATCCGGGACGCTGCACCGGGCGCGCGGAAACTCGGCCGCTTCAGCAACGGCGTTCCCACTCGAAAGGGTATTCCCAATGAACGTCACCAAGGAAACGATGGACCTGATGCGGGCCGCGCTCAAATCGGGTTCGGCAGACCTCGCCAAAGCCGTCACCGTCAGCTCGGGCCTTACTTATTACGACCTCCAGGCCCCGGCAAAGAACCTCTATCCCACCATCACCAAACTCCGGAACATGACGCCGCGCGTCGGCCGCCCGTCCGGTTACGGCACGCAGGCGAACTGGAAAATCGTCTCCGCGCTCACGGGCTCCGGCTTCGATGCGATGGGCTGGATTCCGGAAGGCCAGCGTTCGGCCGCGATGTCCTACACCACGGCGAATGCATCCGCGCCTTACGTCACGATCGGCGAGGAAGACTACCTCACCTTCGAAGCGGAAAGCGCGGGCGAGGGCTTCGAAGATCTCAACGCCACGCTTTCCATGCGCCTGTTGCAAAAAACAATGCGCAAGGAAGAGAACGGTCTGCTCGCGGGCAACGGCACAAGCTCCGGCGGCATTGCGCTGGGCACACCTTCGACGCCGTCGCTGTCGGCCATCGCCGACACGTCCTCGACGCTGCCGTCCGCGACTTATTCGGTGATCGTCGTGGCGCTCACTTGCGAAGGCTATCTCAACTGCAAGGGCAATGCGGCTGTCGGCTTCACGCCGTCCAAGACCATCACCGGCATGGACGGTCAGAGCTATACGCTCAATGGCGGCAACTCGAACAAATCGAGCAACGCCACCCAGGCGACGGTGTCCGGCACGTCGGGACTCGGCTGCTCCGTCGCGCTGGTCAATGGCGCGGTCGCCTATGCCTGGTTCGTGGGCACGGCGGGCAACGAGACTCTGCAGGCTATCACGACCGTCAACACTGCATACTTCAAGGCGGCGCTGTCGAGCGGCCGGCAGGCGGCGACCACCGTTACGTCGGACAATTCCCAGAACGCGACGGCCTTCAGCGGCTACCTGTCGAACGCGTTTTCCGGCGGCACGGTACAATCGCAGGCGACGCAGACGATCACGGCCGCGAACGCAGGCGTCGGCACGCCGCTCACGTCCTCGGGTCACGGTTCCGTGGTCGAGATCGACAACATGCTCGAATCGATGTGGGCGAATTATCGCCTGGGGCCGACGGTCATCTGGGTTTCGTCGCAGGAGCAAAGCAACATCACGTCCAAGGTGCTGAACGGCGCGTCGAGCCCGCTGCTGCGCTACGACGTGGATGCTTCAGGCGATGCGGGCTTCAGCCTCACCGCGAACGGGCAGATCCGCTACTACTACAATCCGTTCACGGGCGGCGGTACGGGTATCGAAGGCGGCGGGGGCGACAAGATCCCCGTCATCGCGCATCCCGACATGCCGCCGGGCACACTGTTCGCGCACTGCGCGAAGCTGCCCGAATGGTATCAATCCAACGAAGTGCCGAACACCGCGGAAGTCATCACCCGCCGCGATTATTACCGCACCGATTGGCCCCTACGCACGCGACGCCGTGAGTACGGCATCTATGCCGAGGAAGTGTTGGCGGTCTATGCGCAGTTCGCGCTGGGCATCATCGCCAATATCGGAAACGGCTGAATCGCGGTTCGCGGGACTCGGCCGGGCGCGAAAGCTCCCGGCCGATCCGGCGAAACAAAAAAACGCACCACGGAGCCACGGAGAGCATGGAGAAGAAGGGCACGGAGAAGAAGTTAGCCACGCGCGAATGCGCGCAAGAGAGCTTCTCACTGTCCTCCCTTCTTCTCCGTGCCTCCGTGGTGAAATTTTCTTTCTTCTTGATCGGAACTGCTGATGGCGCTGAACGATCTTTGCCCGCTGGCCGACGTCAAGCTTTGGTTGGGGCGGACGGATACGAATTCCGACGCGCTACTCGCGAGCCTGATCACGAGGGCGAGCCGCGACATTTATTCCTATCTGCAGCGTCCGCTGCTGCTGCCGCGCACCGTTACGGAAATCCGCGACGGCACTGGTGGAACATCGCTGATCCTGAAGCAATGGCCCGTGATTTCGATCGCGTCGGTCGCCGCATGCGAACAGACGATCCCACCCTGTTCGGCGGACGCGGAATTCGGTACGGGCTATGTGGTCGAGCAATGGAGCGGCGTACCGCCCGGCAGGTCGCAAGCGTTGTCGCTGAGAGGATATTCGTTTCCGCAAGGCGCGCAGAACGCCACGATCGTGTATCAAAGCGGCTACCAGGTGACCGCCGAGCCGCAGACGGTTTCCAGTGGAACTGCGACAGTGAATGCGCCGTTCGGTAACTGGGCGTCGGATGTCGGAGTTTCCTACGCAAACGGCATGGCGCTGACGCAAGTCGCGAGCGCGCCTGCCGTCGGGCAATATGCGCTCGATGCAACCGCCGGAACCTATGATTTCAACGCCGGCGACGACCGCGCATCCATCCTGATCTCCTACGGCTTCGTTCCGTCCGACCTGGCCGATGCTTGCATCGAGCTTGTGTCCGAACGGTTCAAATATTCCGAGCGCATCGGAGAGAAGACGCATTCGCTGGGCGTCAACGAGACCGTGGCGTTCGACACGACGCGCTTCACGCCGCTGATCGCCGCCATGCTGCAGCCTTACAAGAATTTGGTGCCGCTCTGATGACGGTCGCGATTGAAATCGATGCAGCCGGCGCCACGGCCAAACTGGCCGCATTGCCGGACAAGGTACGCGCGGGCGTGCGGCAGGTTGTGCACGCCGGGGCGCTCAAGCTGCTCGCGAAGGTACAGCAGAAAGTCTCCGGCGATGTGCTGCAGGTTCGCAGCGGCGCGCTGTTGAACAGTTTGCGCGAAACGGGATTCTCGGATTCCGGCGACGCGATCAGCGACGGCGTGACGACCGATGCGGCAGTGAAATATGCGCGTATCCAGGAATATGGCGGAAAGATCGAAGCGCCCGAGATCGCACCGGTCAATGCGCGGGCGCTCGCGTTCGAATATGGCGGGAAACTCGTGTTCGCGATGAAGACGGCCGCGCATGTGATCGAGATACCGGAGCATTCCTACATGCGCTCTTCGCTGGCGGAGATCGCGCCGTCAATTCTGGATGACATCCGCAAGGTCGTCGCGAGTGCCGCAGATGAGTGAGCCCGGTTTCGTCCGCGAGGACATTTTCGTGGCATTGTTTGCGCTCGCGAGCGGCGCCGCCGATTTCGAAACCGCAACACGTCGGATCAAGGTCTATTCTGCCGTCGCATCGGGTCAGCAACCCGCGCTGCTCCAGGTCGAGTTGGGCGAAAAATGGATTGCGCCGCCGGGAATGCCACCGGTCGTCACGCTTAGCTGCGCGATCTTCATCTATTGCGAACAGGCCGACCCAATGGCGCCGGTCTCGGCCATTCTCAATCCGCTGCTCGACGCGGTGACCAACGCCATCGCGCCCGACCCTTTCGCCGACGAATACCAGACGCTGGGTGGCCTGGTCACGCATTGCCGGATCTCCGGCGACGTGAAGATTGCCGAAGGTCTCGGCGGACAATGCGAAGCGATCATCCCGGTCGAGATCCTCATCAACCACTGAAGGAAGCAGCCGATGCCCAGCCAACAAGAGATCGCCGACATGATCGATGCCTGGTTCAACCAGAACTTCGCCTCCGGCCCCATCGCGCGCGACACAGATGCCTTCAACCAGGCCTTCGAGGCCAAGGACGATTTGAAGAAGCGCTTTACCGCGCTTGAAACCGCTCTCACCTCTTCCAAGGAGTAACGCCATGACTGCACCTCTCAACGGCAAGAAATTGTTCGGCGCAGGCCAGGCCTTCGCCACGCTCAATGCGAGCAACCCCACGCCCATCCGCTTCGGGCTCGTCCAGGATCAATCGATCGCGTTCAAGCGGGGCGCCAAGGAAATCCACGGCCCCAATCAGCTCGCGGCCGACGTGTCGAGCGGCGAAATGAGCGTGACCGGCAAGGTGACGACCGGCACGACCAATGCCCGCATCTTCACCGATCTGCTGTTCGCCGATGCCGGCGCCACGGGACAGATCGCAGAATCCGACAACGAGCTCGGCACGGTTGCGGGCTCGACACCTTATGTCGTCACCGTCGCCAATTCGTCGACCTGGACGCAGGATCTGGGCGTGATCGACGTCGCGACCGGCAACCGGATGGTGCGTGTTGCGTCTGCTCCCGTGGCTGCCGTCTCTTATACCGTCGCGGCCGGTGTCTACACCTTCGCATCCGGCGATGAAGGCAAGACCAGGAAAATTTCCTATCTTTATTCTGTCGCGTCGACGGGCGAGAGCGTCACCTTGTCCAACCAGCCGATGGGGAAGGTCGGCAATTTCACCGCTGCGATGGTGTTTCCGTGGACCCCTCCCGGCGGTGCGGTCGAGCAGGACGTGCTCACGCTCAATTCCTGTCTCGCGACGGACTACGAGATCTCGACAAGGATGGGCGATTACGGCAAGCCACCCTTCGGCTTCGCGGCCGGCTGCGACACGACGGATACGCTGGGGACATTCTCGTTTGCTGAAGCGGCGTAATTCGCTGGGCGAGCGGATAGCGAACAGGGAGTGGCAAATGGGGAGTCTGCAGCCTATTCGCTGCTCGCCATTCGCCACTCGCGTATGGGATAGTTATGAATGAACCCCACACCCTCGGCTCCGAACGCCGCCTGATCTTCGAGAACGTCGCCAATGGCGTGCCGATCGAGACGACCATGGCGACGTTCCGGCGGTCGCGGCTCGAGGTTCAAAGGG